AAGACAAAAGCGGACACTCTGTTAAGCGTTGCAAGAACCGCCGAAACAAAAGCGGACACGATGGAAACTCTTGGAAAGATCAAGTCTGAGGATCAGGCCAGAATGATAAGCGCGGCTGAGATGATCGGCAATATGAGCGGCGCTATGGATAGTCAGCCCGCGCAACAGCAGCCTATGCAGCAACCACAGCGCGAGCCTGACATGGCCAGCATGAGCACTGAAGAGTTGATTAGCCTGGCGCGAGGCGGCTAGATGAATGCTCGTAAGCCACTGGGCGCCAAAGGCTTGAATCGACTCATGGAGTTAGCCCGTCGCGCAATAGCTGGCGACAAGCAGTCTGCGAATGCATTGTTTGCGGATCTGTCGCGCCCTGGAGAGAAAGGCGACAAAGGCGAGACCGGACCTGCTGGATGGCGTGGCGACAAGGGCTCGCAAGGTCTCAAGGGTCCGCAAGGTCTCAAGGGTGATACTGCGACGTCTGGTAAGACTGGCGCGCAAGGACCGAAAGGACCGAAAGGGGACGCCGGTGCTGGTGCTGAGTCGTGCATCATCAGGTAACAACGCATACCCTCTGCCCGCAGGTGGATATCCTTTCGTAAACGGAATAGGCATGACGTTCGTGCAGGGTGCTGCGAACAACAACGCAATCGGCACTGCAACGGTTGACGCAAGCCTGACTTCAATATTCACATAAGGTAGGTGACGTAATGGCTAAGATAACTGCTGTACTTGAGGAGCTGGCTAAGCGTGCGGCCTCGGGCGACGCTGTAGCCAAGCAAGGCCTCAGGGCCTATCACGGCACTGCCGATGATATACAGTCCTTTGACCTGCGGAAAAGAGGCGCAAGCACCAAAGCGCAAAGTGCAAAAGACGCGTTCTGGTTTGTTGACAACCCTAGTGTAGCAGCAGGGTATGCAAAATATGCAGCAGAGGACGTTCCCGTGCAGCGCCTTATAGATCAATCTTATGCAGCAGAGCGCGAGGGCAAATGGGATGAGGCAAACGAATTAATGGCTGAGGCCGAAAGGTTGGAGGGTAGCAGGGAATTAGTTGGCGGCGGCGGCCAAAACATTGTTCCTGTGGACATTGATGACGTTGATTTGCTAGAAATAGACATGGATGGTGCCTTTTATGACCCTGAAGACACTCCGCTTGGGGAGCTAATTAAGCAAGCAAAAAGCGAGGGGAAAAAAGGATTAAAGATAAAAAACTTTGTCGATAACGCTGATTATTCAGATGACACTTCGGCCACTCATTACGCGGTTTTTAACCCTGAAGACATAAAGCTAGCTTTTAGGAAGTACGCTATTGGTCCCGCCGCATCGGCAGCGGTACTCGCCGGATCAATGACGCCAGAAGAGGCGCAGGCAGGGCCGTTGAGCGCAGGCAGACGCATCATCGACCCTCGCTTCACCAACGCACTGGGCGGTGGACCCCGTAAGGGTCTGCAGGAGTCTGTTGAGACGATTGGCGCCACGGTTGACCAGCGAGCCATGAACATGGGCGCAGCGAGCAACCTATACGACTATGAGGGTAGTCCATACATGCTGACCCAGTCAGACAGGTCGTCGGCTGGTGGTACGCTGACCAGCATCTACGGTAAGGACATTGACCCGGTCAACCTGCGAGGCGGTCGGGACTACATGTTTGACCCTGACACCCGCGACTTGGTGTGGGCATCTGATCCTAACGTGGTGAGCAACCTTGCTAAACGTGCGGCGCAACTCAGGAAGGAGTTTGGCAAAGATCCGATCCTACTACCCTACGCGATGGCGCCTACAGGTATCGACTTCGCTACCATGCCGCTCGACACCATGATCAACTACGCTCGACAGGGTATGAGCAAGGCTAACGTGAAGAAGTTGGACACCCAGATCAAGAAGGTTGTGCCGGGGTGGACTAGCGTCATGGACCCTACAGCCAACGCCATGTTTCGTAACGTAGGCGGGGATAAGCGTAAGGCCGTCGCCAACATCATCGACAAGAACTTCCGCAACGTCAACGGTGGTCTGTCCATCTCGGAGGCTAGGGCCGCTACCACCGACGCGGGACAGTACCTGACACCTGACGGCACCCTGCGTAACGTGGGACGGATCGACACATCACGCCCAATAGGCACGTCAGATCACCCAACGTACCGTGGCGGTCTGCCAGGTGAGGGCGTTGGTACGCTCAAGGAGGATCTCAACGTGCGCCCGTTCATGGAGAACGCGGGGCGTGAGTTGACTGGTGACTCTGCTGACATCCGTTCACTGAGTATGAACCCGTCCTTCAGTCAGGGCGTCATTGATGAGCAGTTACTGCGTAAGATTTACGACGATCAGGGTCCGCGCCTGCAGGAGATTGCCACCAAGTACGGTGTCAGCATCCCCGTCGCCGCTATGGCGCTGATGGGTGGCCCAGAAGAGGCGCAGGCCGGGCCGTTGCGTGGTGCGGGAGATATAGCTAGGCAAAACATGATTCGATTACGAAAAGCGGCAGATGAGAAGGCCGAGATTGGGTCTGTAGCAAAAAGTCAGGGCTCCTATGCTTCTTGGGATATTGGTAACGACTCATACGAAAAATACAATCCTGCTACTGGCGAGATGGATGATATTGAGTTGCCTGACTATGCGCTAATTGAAAAGTTGTATGTCCCGCCAGAGCAGCGAGGCGCTGGGAAAGGTAGGCGGCTGTTGGTTGAGGCGGTGGATGAGATACGCGCAGAGCGTGGCAACATCGACATAAGGCTGACGGCTGACCCGTTTGGTGAAGGCAAGATGGCCCCTCCAGAGCTTGTTGGATACTACGAGGACATGGGGTTTGAATTGGACGGCGGTTCAGATACGTCAATGACGCTAAAGCACCCGACCAACCTTAACAAGTACCGAGCGGCTACGATGGGCGGCACACTGGCGACGGCCGCAGGATCAGCCAGCGCATCAGACGGAGGTATGGGCGTACAGTCACCACAAGCCGCAGAGGATGAGATCCCTTGGGCTCCAGAACCGGCGGCTACCGGCGGCGAGCTAATGGCCAAAGCCAATCAGGGGTTTCTTGATTCGATCATGAGCCAGCCTGGATCTATGCTTGACCCCAACACCTACGATGATATTGCCAACACAGGGCGTGGCATGTTCGACACTGCAGCTGGCGCCATGGGTGACATCGAGTCGGCGTTAGTCGGCGGCATCATGCAAGGTATCGGCGGTGTCGGCTCTTGGGAGGATGCTCTGAAAATGCTTGGCGGCGGATTGGGGCAGGAAATTGCTAGCACGCCCGACGCTGGTTCAAAGTTTGTCGAGGGCATGGAGGATTACCGCAGTATATTCCCGACAAGCCAAACCATCGGCGATCAGCCCGGAATCATTCCTGATTTTGGCCGGGAAGACGAGGAGCGCGCCGGCAGGTTCAGGGATCTTGGCGGTTTCGTATCACCAATCTAACCAACTATTGGCGAATCTAACCAATGGTGGTATTATTGACCATAACGGCTTCCACCCGCCGTTTCTTTGGGTGAGTAGATTGGGGTTACAATGAGCAACCAGGCAGAAATGATTGATGACGAGGATTTATTGCCCGAGCTGGAATTAGATGCAGGTGTTGAAGACGACGATGAGGAAGCTCACAAGGCCGAATCTGAAGGCGACGATGCTGAGGCTGATACAGGTGAAGACGGAAGCGATGATGAGGTCATTGTTCAGATCGGTGAGGACTCGCCACCTCAAGAAGACGCAAACGAATCGCCGACATTCAGGCAACTGAGGAAAGGCTACAGGGATACCCAGCGAGAAAATAAACAACTCAAAACTGAGCTATCAAAACTCACCAGCACAGGGCCAGCGGCCACTGTAGAACTGGGCGAGAAGCCGACCTTAATAGGTTTGGATTACGATGCCGAAAGATACGAGTTGCAGATTGCCGAGTGGTATGATCGTAAAAACGCAGTAGCAGAGCAGGAGCAGGAAGTTGCGGCAACTGAGCGAGCACAAAAAGACGCTTGGGATGCCACAATATCCACCTACGGAGGGCATAGAGACGCCCTTAAGGTTAAAGACTTCGACGACGCCGAGATGGTTGTGCGGGATGAGTTGTCTGACATTCAGCAGAACATGATCTTGAACGGCGCCGAAAACTCCGCGCTACTCGTTTACGCGCTGGGCAAGAATCCCAAAAAAGCAAAAGAGCTTGCGTTAATTGCGGACCCCTTAAAGTTTGCCTTCGCTGTTGCGAAGCTGGAGACAACGTTGAAAGTAACTAACAGAAAGGCAAGCACAAAGCCGGAATCGACTATTACGGGCAAGGCCCAAAAGTCTGGATCGGTAGACTCAACATTGGAACGATTACGCGCCCAAGCGGAGAAGACCGGCGACATGTCTAAAGTCGTCGCGTACAAACGCAGCAAGCGCTCGGGTTAATAAATTTATTAGGAAGGCGATAACATGAGCAATTCATTCAGCAAAGAAGAACGCGTAGCGTTCGAGCAAATGACCGAGGGTTTTGAAGACGCTCTGGTTTTAAGCAAGAACGTTAGTGTTTACAACACGGACAGCGTATCGATGGAGCGTGCGAACGACACCATCTGGCGTCCTGCTCCGTACATCCTGAACTCCGTAGACGGGGCACCAGGCACAGACATCGGCGCATTGTACCAAGACGCCACGCAATTGGCTGTGCCAGCCACTCTTGGCTTTTCCAAGACGGCACCATGGACCCTTAACGCTTCCGAGTTGCGCGATGCGTTGCAAGAAAACCGTTTAGGAGAGGCTGCACGTCAGCGTATCGCATCTGACATCAACATCGCTGTGATGAACGTGGCCGCCGCTCAGGGCACTGTTGTTGTCAAGCGTACCGCGGCAGCATCTGGTTATGATGATGTTGCTGAGTGTGATGCAACTTTCAATGAGCTTGGCGTTTCGATGGAAAATCGTTACCTTGCGTTATCAAGCCGGGACTACAACGGTATGGCCAGCAATCTGGCTGCACGTCAAACAATGAACCAGAAGCCGACTAACGCTTACGAGCGGTCATACGTTGGGCCTGTTTCTAATTTTGAGACGTACAAGATGGACTACGCCAACCGTATCGCGGTAGGTGCGGGCACGTACACCATTGACACTGATGGTGCTAACATCGATTACGTTCCTGTCGCAACAGTAGCGACGGTCAACGGTCAGAACAACGTTGACAACCGCACACAATCGGTAACCACTACCAGCAACACTGGGGCAGTGGCGGGCGATTGCTTTACAATTGCGGGCATCAACAGCGTGCATCACATTACTAAGCAGGATACTGGTCAGTTAAAGACTTTCCGTATCATCTCGGTTACCAGCGGTACGGCTCTCGTTATTAGCCCGCCCATCATAACCGCGTCTAGTACGCCGGTTGATGCTGAGCTTCAATACAAGAACTGCGAAGCTGTTAGTGTTAGCAATACCGCAGCTGTTACTCTGCTGAACGTTGCATCGGCTGCCATCAATCCGTTCTGGCACAAGGATTCGATTGAGTTGATGCCTGGTCGTTACGCTGGCGATTCCGACGGCGCGACAATGCTTCGCTACACAAGCGAGCAGGGCATTGAGTTAACGCTCACCAAGCAGTTCGAGATTGATACGCGGGTAACCAAGTTCCGTCTTGACACGTTCTTTGGTGTGACAATGTGCGCCCCTGAGATGGCCGGTATCATGATCTTCGGTCAATCCTAAAGGCAGATGAGGCGGGGAGACGAGCGTCTCCCTTGCTTTCAGCGAGAACGATTATGCAGCGCGTATATCTTCATGAAGGCCACGGCATGTATCGACGACTTTTTGTCGCTGATACAGCACCATATTTAAGTGATGGCTGGTTTCTTTCGATCAGCGAGCATCAGGCGAACGTCGCCAAAATTAACAAACCTCCAGTAGAGTCGAGTCTTTTTGGCTTGCCGCAGGTCGAGACTAAACGTAAGTCACGTAAAAAGGCCAAGTAATGGCATACACAAAGCGTCAATTTGTAGTTGCTGCATTCGAGGAGATCGGACTAGCCTCGTATGTTTTCGACCTGACTGATGATGAACTTGTGTCGGCAGGAAAGCGCCTCGACACCATGATGGCCATGTGGAACGCTAAAGGCATACGCCTAGCGTATCCGTTACCTTCGAACCCTATGACTCTAGCCACTGCGCTGGACGTTGACACAGAGGTGCCTGACGCGGCCAACGAGGCTGTCATCTTGAACCTTGGCATACGCATCGCGCCCGGCTACGGCAAGTCTGTATCACCTGACACCAAGATATCAGCCAAGGCCGCGTTCACTGCGTTGCTGAGCTGGACCGCACAACCGACAATAGAAAGACAATTCCCGCGCAGCCTACCAGTAGGCGCCGGGCAGAAGTCGTGGCGGCATAACCGCGACCCGTTCATGCCGGAACCAACAGACCCGCTGACTACCGGCGGTGACGGGGTACTAGACTTAACCAGCTAAGGAAGATGTAATGACAACGATTAACCGACTGTCCAGTGTAGACGCCCTACAGCCAGGTGACTTGCTGCCCGTATGGGATACCGGCAACGGTGGCTCGCGCAAGGCATCAATGAGCACCCTGTTGGCATTCATCGAAGCAAACGACCCGGCATCTACAACTCGCATATCGGCCCCCAGCGTCGACGGCTTTAACGTCGACGTGGGCAACACTGCTGGCGACATGTTGATGATCGTCAACCCGACCATCAACGTCACCACAGCATCACTCAGCCTGCCGTCCAGCACGTATGCCGTCGCGGATCAGGAGGTCACGGTGGTGTTCACGGCGTCGGTAACCTCGTTCAGCGTCACCAGCACTGGCGCCACTGTGTCAGGCGCGCCCACGCAGATGGGGCTATATGACTCCTTCCGTGTGCGGTACAACGCCACGCAACTAACCTGGTACACCCTCGACACGACCGGCGACGGTGCGGGTAACAGTGGCACATCTAATATCGTCCGACAGGACTTCACAGGTGACGGTGTCACCGTCGCCTACATGCTGGCGGCCACACCTACCGCGTTAGGTGAGTCGCTACAGGTGTTCATCGACGGCGTCTACCAGTCGCGGGCTACCTACACCTTCGCGGGTGCTACCCTGACCTTCATCTCGCCGCCCCCCAACGCGGCCGCTGTGGAGGTGCTGGCGTGGGGCGTTAGCGCCATCGGCTCAACCACGGCTAACCTGGTCGCGTACACACCTGCGGGCACTGGCGCTGTCGAGGAGACGGTCGAGAACAAACTAAAAGAGTCGGTATCGGTGAAGGACTTCGGGGCCACTGGTGATGGAACGACCGATGACACTGGGGCCCTAGAGGCGGCATTCGCAGCATCTCTGTCTGTGTATTTCCCCCAGGGGACCTATAAGACATCCAGACCAATAAAATTAGGTGATGGCAACGCTAGGCGGGTGTATGGAGCGGGCAGGAGTGCCAGTCTGATTAAAAATTCAACCAGTGATCTATTTAAGATTGAGGGCAATGATGCGGGCTACCTTCACATGAGTGGCCTATCAATCACTAGCGATTTGGGGGGTGGCCACTGCTTCATCATCACCACGAATTCCTCGATGATGGCCTTTGATAATTTGATAGTGGATCAGAAGAATGCGGCCAAGTCAATTTGGCAGCAGTTGGCGGGATACTGTGGAGCCGTAACATGGGAGAAGTGTCGATTCTATGCGTCAACCAGCGCGCTCACTGCGCATCCCTTCAATATAGAATCCACTGACATTGTAAATGGGTGGGCTTTTAGAGACATCCGCTGTGAGAAGACGTTGGGCACGCTGCAATTCTTTAACTTAAACTCGGCCAATGCTAGCTCTTTTGTTACTAACTGCTCGTTTGAGAATATTACCTTTCAAGAACCCTATGGTGGTTGGATCAAATTGGGCGGGTGTAGAGGTGTGGAGATTACTAACTGCGCATCCTATGACCAGTCAGCAGAACAAACAGGGCATGGCATTTTAATTACAGAGTCGGCAGGGGGCAAAAGTAGTTCTAAGTGTAAGATATCGCGCTGCGGTAGATACCCATCTGTTGGCGGGGCATTAGCTGCGGGTGTTCAAGATATCAAGCTAGACAGCGGGTCTGGCTTTTTTGCTCAAAGCTGTATAATCGAGTCATGCTTTAACTCTTCTGCGGGAGCTACTTTCACCGTAGACTACGGCAACAACGCTTGTCTTCACATAGATAGACCTGGACCTACAGAGTCGTCTTATGCTAATGACGCAAATGTGCAGTTTATTGACTTTGGCGGCGACAGCCAGGGTGCAGGTATGGCGGCGTTTAGAACTATTGCCACTCTGAGTGACAGAGAGTTAACAATAGCGGCTGGGTCAATAACACCCACATTGCTGTACCACGTTGTTGACACCGAGGCTAATGCTGGCGCCGACGACCTGGACACTATTGTGGGGACGCACATGCTGGCCGGGGACATCCTTACCATACGAAATGTGACAGGCAGCAGGGCCGTTACCGTAAAAGATGGCACAGGTAATCTGGCATTAGCTGGTGATTTTGTTTTGAGCAACGACAAAGATACTATGCAGTTACTATGGAATGGTTCCAGTTTTCAAGAGGCGTCACGGGCAGATAACTCATGACACTCAACGAGCTAGAGACAGGCTTCGTATACACCAGCGACAAGATGGACACCTGGCGCATACTCGACATGGGTGACCTACGTGGCGACTGCGACGACTTTGCATGTACAGCGCTTTTCATCGCCACAGGCTCGCTTTGGGCGTTCTGGGTGGCGTTAATCTTCGGCTCTGCAAAGATCCACTATGTCACTGTAGCTACCGGCGGCGGACACGCGGTCCTGCAGTTCAGGGGCAGGTTCATTGACAACTGGTCACGCAAGTATGTGAGTCGGCAGTACATGGAGGACACCTACGGGCACTCTTTCCATATGTGGCAGTTCCCGTTCTGGGTGACAGCAATTAAAATGGCGCTGGGCAAATTGAAGGGTTGACATGGAAATTCCGATACTAAGCGGTGTCTATGTGGATGCCGATCCAAGGTTTAGGACGCTGTACCCGGTCAACCTAGCGCCAGTGCCTGTACAGACCGGCATCAGCACCAGCTACCTCAAGCCAGCTGAGGGCCTGCTGTCTGAGGCTGTTGGTCTGGGCGTTGACCGTGGGGGCATCAACTGGAACGACATCTGCTACAGGGTGTCGGGCTCCAAGCTGATCAGCGTCAGCGCCGGTAATGTGGTCTCAACCCTGGGTGACGTTGGGGGCACGACCTTCGACGAGCACGTCACTATGGACTATTCCTTCGACCGTCTTGGCATCGCATCTAACGGCAACCTGTTTTACTGGGACGGGTCCACGCTGATACGGGTCTCTGACACTGATCTCGGGACCGTGGTGGACATGGTTTGGGTTGACGGATACTTCATGACCACAGACGGTGAGTTCTTGGTGGTCACGGAACTAAACGACCCAACACAGGTCAACCCGTTAAAGTACGGCGCGTCTGAGATTGATCCTGACCCGGTTGTCGCGCTGCTGAAGCTCCGTAACGAGGTTCACGCCTTAAACAGATACACTATTGAGGTCTTCGACAACGTGGGCGGTGACCTGTTCCCGTTCGCACGCATCGAGGGCGCGCAGATATCCAAGGGGTGCGTAGGCGTTCACGCCTGCTGCGTGTTCATGGAGGCGCTGGCGTTTGTCGGGTCCGGCCGTAACGAGGCGCCCGGCGTGTACATGGGCGCCTCAGCGCAGACCGTCAAGATCAGCAGTCAAGAGATCGACACTTTGCTACTGGAGTACACCGAGGCGCAACTAGCTGTGTCACTGGTCGAGGTCCGCAACGACCGCGCCCACGACTACCTCTACGTTCACCTGCCTGATAGGACGATGGTCTATGATGCTACCGCCAGCCAGGCACTGCAGGCGCCGGTTTGGTTCACGCTAACGTCATCACTGACAGGGTTCTCGCAGTACCGCGCTAGATCGTTCGTCTGGGCATACAACAAGTGGCTCATCGCAGACCCGCAGTCTACTGTACTGGGCACGTTTTCTGACACCAACGGTGCCCACTGGGGCACTGCTGTCCGCTGGGAGTTCGGCACGGCCATCGTCTACAACGCGGGGCAGGGCGCAGTGTTCCACGACCTGGAGCTGGTGGCACTGACCGGCAGGGTTGACGCCGAGACCATCATCAGCACGTCATGGACCTTCGACGGGGTTGACTACACCACGCCAGCACCCATCTCAACAGGTGCCCCTGGCAACTACACCAAGCGCCTAAGCTGGCGTCGGCAGGGCAAGATGCGAAACTGGAGACAGCAACGCTTCACGGGCGACAGCAGCGCACACATCTCGTTCGCACGACTGGAGGCTCGCATTGAGCCGCTGATGTTCTGATGGCTGACTCAATCAAACCAACCCGCGCACAATTGGCGCAGTTTCTGCCAGACCAGCGGCTCATACGGGCTTTCGAGAAGCTATTTGACGTTGTCCCCAATGACCTGATTACTTTGGCTAGGCTCATTGAGGAGGTCGGCATAGAGGCTGTCACAGCCGCTGCCAGTGCCCACAGCAACACATCAGCGTTGACCCGCATAGCCGAGGCACTGGAGATACTTACAGGCGTGCCGAAGGATCTACCGCACAACCGCCCAACATTTGACGCCATAGAGTTCGACCGTTTTGCGCCAATTAACGCGAGGCGTGGCAGCATGTGGTGGAACGATGCAGACGATACAGTCAACATTGGCCACGGCAGCGGTGCTGTGCAGCAGGTGGGCCAAGAGACTTACCTGCAGGTCGAAAACACCACGGGTGCAGATATCCCGAACGGTTCCGTGGTCGGCTTCGCTGGTGTTGACGGGTACGTCGAGGCGTCGCCGTACATCGCTGATGACACGCAGCGTGAAGATTACTTCCTCGGCGTGACGACACAAAATATTCCTGATGGGGCTATTGGTTTTACAACGCTGTATGGTTTCGTGCGCGATATTGATACCACGGGGTCCGCTGTCAGTGAAACGTGGGCGACGGGTGAGGTGTTGTACGCATCAACAACCGTCGCGGGTGCCATGACAAATGTTAGACCCACGGCGCCGAATGTTGTCGTGTCTATCGCTATTATAACAACGGTGAGCGCGACGGTGGGGGTGGTATTAGTTCGCCCGATAGTGCCTGTTGGGTTCGACTACGCTGATTATTTTAGCGCCGTTGACCAGACTGCCGTGGCTATAAACACACCGTACTCAGTAACCTTTAACGAAACAGGTATAGAGCACGGCGTCACGTTGGTGTCCGGTACGCGCGTAACGGCGGCGAGCGCAGGGTTGTACGCCGTAAGTGTGAAGTTGCAGGTGACATCATCGACTGCGTCATCTGGCACCATCCAAGCTTGGTTAGCGGTCAACGGTACAAACGTACCGAATAGCAGGGCCGACTTTACGGTCAAGGCCAATGGCGACACTAAGCTTCTGTCTTACGCTTACCAGTTGTCGCTGGTAATTGGCGACTATGTAGAGGTTAAGTGGGCAGTTAGCAGTACGTCTCTTTTTCTAGATTCCGTCGCTGCCACGGCGTACTCTCCTGTCGCCCCTGCGGCGTCCGTTTTTATAACCCAAACACAACTATAAGGGTGACACCATGACAGTCAGCAACAAGGTAATCATTGCCCCGGTACTGCTCGCCGCATCACAGACGACCCTGTACACGGCGCCAGCCAATACCAAGGCCATCATAGACAAGGCAACGGTGACAAACACACACGCCACGGACAACATTGCCGTGTCGGTCAACCTGGTGGCGTTCGGTGGTGCAGCCAGCGCGACTAACCTATTGGTAGATGCAAGAGTTATCGCTGCTGGGGAAACCTATGCACTGCCCGAGGTAGTCGGACACAACTTAGCCACTGGTGACTTCATCAGCGTCATCGCTGGGGCCGCGACATCGCTGTCACTGCGGGTGTCTGGGCGTGAGATCACTTGATAAGGGTGGTCAAATAGACCAAAATGTGGTGTAGCTGAGTAACTGGGTGCCAGCTCCCCACATAACCGCAAAAGCGAGAAGGGTCTACATGAAGAATTTCAGGTGCATAGATAGCGGCGTTGACATCGGTAGGTTGATGATGACACTGCACCAGTTGGATAAAGCGACTGGTATCTGGAAAGAAGACACATTTTTAAGGCATTACCCGCAAGGTCCGTTCGGGGAGTGCGAGTCTATTATTCTACGGTTTCCGCCCATCCATCACTTTGATGATGAGCAGCAGTACCGCGAGCAGTACGACAAGATCGACCAGCATGAGTGCGTAGACCGTGACGTGTTCCGATTACTGCCCGAGGCCAGGGAGATTATTTTCACGCTGATGGCGTATGTCCAAGGCGAGCGGCTTGGCAGGGTGATCATCAACAAGATAGCACCTGGCGGCAAGATATTCCCGCACGCCGATACCGCTGCCCATGCAGCGTACTATGACCGATTCCATGTCGCGCTACAGTCAACGCCCGGTGCTATATTCAGGACAGGCGACGAACAGGTCACGATGCCGGTAGGCAGCGTCTGGTGGTTCGACAACTCGCAAGAGCATGAGGTGGTCAACAACGGGTCCGACGACCGTATCCACATGGTCATCGACATCAGGACACGCAAATGATTACCACGCAGATCGAATCATTTACCGAGAGCCTGCCAGAATTTCAGCCGCTGTTCCCCCTACACTGGGAGGAGCTGGCGCTTGACCAAGACAAGGTCCCGCTGGACCCGCAGTACGACATCTACGCGTTCAAGGAGAGCGTGGATGAGCTGTTGTTCGTCACGATCCGCGAGGACGGGGCGCCCATCGGCTACTTCATCGGGTTTATCGCACCGGGTCTCCACTACAAGACGTGCCTGACGTGCACGATGGACATATTCTGGCTGCACCCCGAGAAGCGCGGCAACAGCACGGGTGCGCTGTTGTTTAATTTTGTCGAGAATGAATTGAAGCGTCGAGGCGTTGATCGGTGGTTTGTCGGGTCAAAGTGTCATCTTGATGCGTCTTGGATGTTTGAGCGTTTTAATTTTGAGCGCGTCGAGGTTTACTACTCAAAGTGGTTAGGAGAATAACATGGTAGCTGCAGCAGTTATTGGGGGCGCGGTTATAGGTGGCGTAGTGTCATCATCATCAGCGAGCAAGGCCGCAAGTGCGCAGGGCGCGGCGTCCGACGCCAGCATTGCAGAGCAAAGATCGCAGTTCGACGCCATGCAGAAGACACTCAAGCCATTCGTTGATGCAGGCAGCCCGGCGCTTAGGCAGATTGCCTCATACTCCGAGGTTGCTCAGCCTGCACTTGACGAGCAGCAGGCGTTGAGCGGCATGCTTGGGCCGGAGCGGCAGCAGCAGGCTATTAACGTTATCGAGCAGTCGCCGCTGTACATGGAGTACGTGGCCCAGGGCGAGGACGCCATTCTGCAAAACGCATCCGCGACGGGCGGGCTTCGTGGCGGCAACGTGCAAGGGGCTCTTTCGCAGTTCAGGCCCGCCGTGCTGTCGCAGATGATTGAGGACAAGTATTCAAAGATGGGCGGCATGGTTAACTTCGGCTCCAACGCTAGCCAGAATCTTGCGACTATGGGTCAGGCGTCGGCGGCTGGTGAAGGCGCTGCTGGCATGACCATGGCTAGCAACATCGGCAACGCCAACATGGCTGCTGGTGACGCGCGTGCGCAGGCCGCGCTAACCAACGGGCAGGCGTGGGGTAATGTCGGCGGCGCTGTTAGCTACTTAGGCGGTATGGGTATGCAGGGCTTTGGGCCTTTTGGCGGGTCGACGCCGCCGCCTCAGATGCCTCAAGCATACCAACCTGTACCCGGTGCAACTGGCGCCGTAATGCCTGTAGGCTAATAGGAGATTTATCATGGCAGTAAACTACGCGGCATTCCAAAACGTTCAAGACCCATTGCAAATGGCAATGAAGGGTTTTTCTGACGCGGGAGGTCTTCAGCAGGCCCAACAGCAGCGCGAAATTGGCCAGCAGACCATTGACCTTAATCGGCGCAAAATGGATGCGTACAAGCAAGCGCAGGGGAAGCAGCAGGTGTACGCCGAGGCCATGGCCGGTTTGAGAATCGACCCGTCGCTGAAGAACTACCGGGACACAATAGCCGCCAACCCAGAGATGGCAGCGGCACTGAAGGCCCCATACGACATGCTAAACGCTGACCAAAAGCAGTCCACTATTAAGTTTGCCACAAGCACGCTGGCATCGCTGACATCTGGCGCCACCGACATCACCCGTGGCCAGTTGGAGAACCGCAGGGTCGCAGCCGAGAACGGGGGCGATGCCCAGCAGGTCGCTGGCCTAGATACGTTTATGCAGATGCTGG